GTTGAAGCAACCGACGAAGTGCCTGCTCCGTTCTACAAGGGCACTATCGAAACGGAAGACGGCGACATCGACTGCTCCGGTGAATAATCAGATGATTGAACAGAACGCCAAGCCGGGGGCTATTGCTTTGGACGAGATGTTGAACGACATCGAAGTGCCATCGCTCGATGTTCCCGAACTTGGCGCTCTTTTAGTTTCCGACAAGTCGAAGGACTTGTTCGAGGAGAAGAAACGCAAGGCGTGGAAAGAACTCGACGTTGCCGAAGCTCGCTGCGATTTCGCTCCGAACCGAATGCGTATCACCAACCGCGGAGGCGTGTTCTTCATCACGCTTTGGAAAAAGTCGGTGTACGGTCGTACTCTTACCGACATCAAAGGCGATGATGATATGGTCGGCTTTTTCGCCGACAACATCACTCCGCTTATCCGCTCCGTCCTCGGCTCGTTTCTCTCGCCTGATGACTTCGCTGTGGTGACTACTCCGAAGCGTCGCCACAAGGAACGCAACTTCGCTACGCTCATTGCTATGCGCATCGCCGAACAACTCGGTTTGCCGTTTTTTGAGGATTGTGCTTTCGCTCCATCAAAACACCGCGTCGGGACGGTTTTCTCCGCCAACAACATACCGCCGCATCGTAACATCATTGTCTTCGACGACTTCGTTACAACAGGGCAAACGCTCGTTTCGATGCAGAATTTACTCGTTTCGCTCGGCAAGAACTGCACGTTCTTCGCCGGCATCAACAACAAACTATGATGGATAACAAATTTACTGAACTCATAAAGCAGTGGCTTGAAACTCCGAGCAACCAACGTGATTACTCCGTTGGTGCTCTCTATCTGTTGAAACTCAGCGGCAATCAAATTATGTATCGCAACATTGTTGCTCAACTCGACCGCCGCCACGATTTTGTGGATTATCAAATCCAAAAATATTACAACTTCCGTGTTCAAGCCCTTACTCACGCTCAAGTCGAGGAGATGCAGCAGAAAGTCGATGTGATCGTTGCCGAACACATTTCGCTTGCGGCTAATGCCGATGAGCATAAGACCGGCAAGCGTACTGACCACGACTCTTTGCCTGATGAAATCAAGGCAAAGTACGTTGAGAATCTTTCCATTCTGCAACGTATGCGTGAACTGCATCTCAAACTCCGTTCTTTGTCGTTAGACACTGCGCCGTGTCCCGACTCGGAACGCTATCCGTTCCTCAAAGAACTTATCGAACTCGACAAGAAGATGCACGCTAATTGGGAGGAATACGACCATTATGTCGTAGGTACGAGCGAGGAGGAACGAGGCACGAGAAAACCCCAAGCCCGCACCGCCCAAAAGAAGAAATCTCGTCCCTCTTAACTCTTAACTCGTACCTATCGTGAAACGAACCGCCGACATAAACGAAATTCTTAAACCTCTGAAAGATACTCCTTATCAGGCGTATCTTTCTAACGCTGTTCAGGTTGCCGACATTCTCGATTGGATTCTCTCGCAAGTCGGCATAGCGGAAATATGGCAAACTTCGTTTTCCATTTCCGAAGAATTTCTCCGCCGCCTGTTCTTTATCTGCAAGGATAAGAAAGTTTCGCGTATTAACCTTGTTCTCGACCATAAGGCTACGAACAAGACGCTGAAACTTTGGGCGTTCATCACGCAGGTTATCGAACGCACCTACCTTGCAGACAATCACAGCAAGATTTTGTTGGTGAAGTCGGAGTCCGGCAAGACGGTCTCCGTCATCACTTCACAAAACCTCACGCGAGGCAATCGTGCCGAAAGTGCTTTCATCAGCACCGACCCGATTATCTTTGCCTCGCTCTATGCTCAAATCGAAGATTTAATCACTAATCACTCCGTTCCGCTAAATGAACTATTCGCCCAACGAATTACAGCAGATTGAGAAGTTTGCCTCAATCTACCTCAAAATTTCCGACATCGCAGTAATACTCGATATTCCTGCCGATGTGTTGCGTGAGGACATCGCCGACCGCACGAGTGAAGTTTCAAAGGCGTATCGCCGTGGCAAAGCCGGCTCCAAGGTGAAACTGCACTCGCAGGAAATGATGCTTGCGCAGGTCGGCTCACCGCTCGCTATCGAGAACTCTCACCGCAACTTGCTCGACATGGAGGACGACGAATAGCTATGGGTACTCCTTCCGCACTCGAAGTATGCCGCACCGAACTTTTTACTAAAGTCGAGGACTTGCAGCAAAAATATCCACAAACTCTTGTGGATAAAGTCGTTCGTGTGCGTGAAATGTATAATTGGTTTCTCTCAAACCCCAGCGGAACTGACCGCGAGTTTGTGTCGGAAGTGATGCAGCGGCACTCTGTTTCCAAAGTGACCGCCTACTCCGACCTCGCTGTCGTGAAAACCCTTATGCCTCTGCTCGCATCGGCAAGCCGCGATTTCCACCGCTGGCGTTTTAACGAGATGATTATGAAGACTTATGCCAAGGCTCAGGCAAAGGGCGACACGAAGACGATGGAACGTGCCGCCGCATCTTACGCCAAATACAACCGCGTTGATTTGGAGGACGAACAGACTTTGCCTTACGAGCTTATCGTGGTGCAGCCGTTCACGGCAACGGACGACCCCACGGTGCTTGGCATTAAGCCTATCCCGAACATTCAGCAGAAAATCTCCGATATGATTGCGAAATATCGTGCCGAAACGCTCGACATCGAAGATGTGGAGTTTGAGGAAGCAGACCTCGAATTTGACACGCTATTTCCTCTCACCAAAAATGACAATGACAATGGCGAAGAAGATTTACTTCAATAATCCGCAGCGGCTGACGCAGCTTATCGGTGCTAACACCACCGTCATTGTCGCAGGACGACGCACAGGCAAAACGGACAGCATAGCCGCTCCGTTTGCTTTGCGTAATATGCAACGTATGCCCGGCTCGACAGGCGGCATCGTGGTGCCGACGTTCAAACACGGTTTGACCAACACGCTGCCGGGACTGCTCGCCGCGTGGAAACGCTGGGGCTATATCCACGGTGTGCATTACGTTGTCGGTCGCCGTCCGCCCAAGTCGTTTGCTCGACCTATCATCGAGCCAAACGATTATGAACACGTCATATCGTTCTACAACGGCTCTTGTGCGGTCATCATCTCGCAGGACCGCCCCGGTTCTTCAAACTCGCTCACGCTTTCGTGGCTGCTCGTTGACGAGGCTAAATTCATCGACTATCAGAAACTCAAAGACGAAACGCTCCCTGCCAATGGTGGCATCAAGTCGCATTTCGGGCGGCACTCGTTCAATCATTCAATAATGATTTTGAGCGATATGCCGCAGACGCAAAAAGGTTCGTGGTTCTTGCACTACCGTGACAAAATGGACCCCGAACTGATTGCGACTATTGAGGGGACGGTCTATGAAATTTGGCGTACAAAGGAGCGGATTCGCTCGCTTTCTTCCAAGGGGCAGCCGGTACCCGACTACCTTAAAGGTTATCTTCGACGTCTCGACCGCAATCTTAATCAGATGCGGTCTGTCGCTGTGTACTATAAAGAGTACAGCAGCATCGAGAATCTGCAACTTCTCGGTGAGAACTATATTAAGCAGATGAAGCGTGACTTAACGCCATTGACGTTCCAAACCTCTATCCTTTGCCAACGCATAGGCATTGCCAAAGACGGTTTTTATTCGTCAATGCGTGAGGGGCACAAGTATAATGCTTCTGATTTTGAATTTCTTGATGAGAAATTCAAAAGTGGAGAGTGGAGCGCGGAGAGTGGAGAGGCATTTACTTGTGACGCTGATTCCGACGTGAATAAGGATGCGCCGATTTGCATTGGTATGGACTACAATGCAAATATCAACTGGATTGTAGCCGGGCAACCCGATGGGCGGCGGCTCAATGTCATTAAGTCGTTCTACGTCAAGTTTGAGCGTAAGATTCCCGAAGTCGTTGCCGACTTCTGCACTTACTACGCTTCGCATCGTAATAAGACAGTGGTCTATTACTACGATGCTACCGCTCTCGGCTCAAACTATGCCGTTAACGAACAGGACTTCCGTTGGGTGGTCGTACATGAGTTTGAACGCCACGGCTGGACTATCGAGGCGGTCTATCTCGGCAATCCCATGCGGCACGATGAGAAATATCTTCTCATCAACCAAGGTTTTGCCGGCAAGCAACGCCTTATGCCATTCTTCAACCGACAGAATAACGACGACCTTATCCTCGCCATTCAAGCAGCCGGCGTAAGCCGCGGCCGAAACGGTTTCCACAAGGACAAAGGCGGCGAGAAACTTGCCGAGTCGGAAGAAGACCTCCTCGAACACCGCACCGACGGCACAGATGCGTTTGATACACTCTATATCGGGTGTGAAAAATTCCCTTACCGTGATGCTTTCAGCGTGAATATCAGCGGAGTATTATAAATATTTTGTAACTTTGTAATCAAAATCTTACTACTATGGCTAATATTCAAAAAAATGCTCTCGGTGCAGTTGGTGAACACCAAACATTATCAAGATTATTACTCCTTGGTTTTCAAGCCGCAATAACTAATATGTCGGTAAAAAATACCGCAAACACAGATATTTTATGTAGAGATACCAAAGGCAATTTTGCTGCTATTCAGGTTAAAACCACATCTGCTGATAGTTTTAACACAGGCATCACTCATAAAGAGTTTTACGATGACAACGGAAACATTGACCTTGTTAAAGGCAAGAAATACCTTGAAGACAAGATTGTAGGACCTTGGGTAATGGTGCAGGTAGGTGGAACTGACACCTGTCCTACATTTAAGTTTTTTGTGTTCTCTCGTAAACAAATCATTGAAATGATTTACAGCAATGAAGTGTGGTATCTGACTGGTTTTCCAAACAGAACAAATCCACCTAAAGGCACTGGTACAATTTACATCTATATTAACTGGCTTTATGGTAATGATATAGCTGCTAACAAGAACCATATTGCTTGGAGTAGCCCATTCAAAACTATACCATTTGAAAACTCTTGGGGTCATCTTTGGATTGATTAAGGGCGATGCGACTGCGTCGCCGGGCTATCGTGAACGGAGCCTCGGTCTCCGCCATACGGCATCTATCCCTATCGCACGGCAAAAATTTTTGCCTATTTAAGAATTAATATGTTAGGTGTGCTCGATTCTTGCTCACCTTTGGTATTATCTTTACGGCGGAAAACTGCAAATTCTCGGAATATACATTATATATGCCCTTAAACATATAGTTTTCGGCATATTAGTTAAAAAATATTTCGTAAATTTGCAGTTATATCAATCAGACTTGCTGAAGACCTTAAACTAAATCGCCTTAATCGGCTTAAACGACAGAAATTGGAACTCACTCGTAGCAAAAACGGCTCGGTCGCCTGGCAAGCACTACGATGCGAGTTTCATTATGACGCTATATGGATATTATCAATCTATACGAGAAATTAAAGCGAAGCTATAAAGAGTATATTGCGAGCTTTGTTTCTATCAAAGATGCCAAAATTAAAGATACTGTAACAGAAGCCATAAATGATGAACGCTTATGGCCTGAGCCTTTAATTCAATTTAACCCGAACTTCGCAAAAGGCATTGACGTTAATGGTATGATTGAGAAAGGATTGCCTATAAATCCGGAACTTAGTAAATTTTTCTCGAATTCTTTCTATAAACACCAACAGGAGGCTATCGAATTAGGCTCGCAGGGTAAAGAATTTATAGTTACATCAGGAACAGGCTCGGGTAAATCCAGAACCTTTATGGCAACTATTTTTAATTTTATCCTTAACCACCAAACTGAATATCAGGATAAAACTTTGGCTATCATCGTTTACCCGATGAATGCCCTTATAAATTCTCAAGCCGAAGAATTGGAACGATACAAAAACCAGTATATTGAGGCTTCTGGCGGAAAGCCTTGCCCTTTCACTTTCGGCAAATATACAGGACAAGAGGATGATGCCGAGCGAGAAAGAATGCAACAAACTCCTCCAAACATTTTATTAACCAACTATATGATGTTGGAGTTGTTGATGACTCGCGCAGGAAAAGAAGCGGATTTAAGAAATTGCTTCCTTACAAATCTGCACTTTCTTGTGTTCGACGAATTGCACACCTATCGAGGAATGCAAGGAAGTGATGTCTCATTCCTAATTCGTCGTATTAAGTCGCAAGCACAAAACAAAGTTTTATGTTTCGGCACATCTGCAACAATGGTTGCTAATGAAAATATCACCTATGCCGAACAACGTCAAAAGGTCGCTGAAGTCGCATCTTGTATTTTTGGTAGCACTTTCACTGCTGAAAGTGTAATCGACGAAACACTTACAATCGGTTTAACCGAAAGAACTCCTTCAAAAGAAGAATTGATTAAATGTATTTCGTCGGAAGTTCCTACTGAACAAAATGCAGATTTCCTTCGTAACTTTCCCACCGCTCTTTGGATTGAGCAAAACATTGCACTATATTACAACGAAACTGAACGAAGATTCTTTAGAGGCAAACCTGTTTCAATAAAAGAAATTGCTTCTAAACTTGCCGAATATGTCGGCTTATCTGATGAAGATGTTTGCCAAGACCACATAATCAAGGTTCTTAATTGGTGTAACAATCTTAACGTAGAGCACAAGACAAATCTTCTGCCATACAAGATACACCAATTCATTCCACAAACAGGAAATGCTTACGCTACATTGGGACTTCCTGACGACCGTTTAATAACGGTTGAAGAAGAACTATACTGCAAAGACCT